GTTAATATGTCAGACCTAACACCAGAGGATCTAGCCTTCTTGAAGAAGATTGGTCAGATCACCACAGCACCAAAGCCAGTAACTACTAAGAAGGAAGAAGAATAATCATGGCAATTTTTCTAAATAATAAAGTTGGTTTCAAGGTTGCCACTATCAATCTTTCAGACCACGTAACTGCATTTACACTTAATCGTCAGTCAGACCAAATTGAAGTCACCGCGATGGGCGACACAGCGCACAAATTCGTGAGTGGCCTCTCAGCTGACGTCCTGACAGTTTCACTTTTGAACGACACAGCAGCATCAAACGTGCTAGCAACTCTACAGGCTGCTTATGGCACAACTGTTGCTTGGGCTGCAGTTCAAGACTCATCAGCTGCTATCTCAGCAACTAACTTGCTTTACTCAGGCACAATCTTGGTTGATAATCTAACAGACATTAATGGCGCAGTTGGCGATGAAGGCATGATGGACATTACTTTCACTTGCAACAGCAAGACAGCAACTGCTTCAACTGGTACTTGGTAATAATCTAACTACTAAAGAAAAGGGCTAAAAGAATGGCAAAGCTAAAGATCACAAGGGCAGATGGCTCTGTATCTGATCATCAGATAACTCCATCGATCGAATATGCGTTCGAAGTTTATGCGAAGAAAGGCTTTCACAAGGCTTTCCGAGACGATGAAAAACAGAGCGACGTGTATTGGCTGGCTTGGGAGTGTGTTCGCCGTAGCGGTGAGACTGTCAAGCCTTTCGGTGCAGAGTTTCTAGAGACACTTTCCAAAGTGGAAGTTCTAGATGATGACCCGGAATTATAGGGCGTGACTCATTCACTTACTTGGTCGCAAGACTAAGCCTAGAAACGAGGATCGCGCCTAATGACTTACTTGAACTAGATTCAAGAATGTTTAAGGCTTTATTACAGGCTATGAAAGATCGAGCAAAGGAAGTTAAAGATGCCAGTCGAAGTCAAGGGCGGACTCGCTCTTCGTAAGGCATTGAAAGAGTTTGCACCCGATCTTGCCAAAGAAACTCGTAAAGAGTTAGCAGTTTTATTAAAGCCTATTGTTTCTAATGCAAGAGGATTTATCCCATCACAAGCACCTTTATCTGGGTGGGGTAAATCTTCTGTAACTGGTCGCTTTCCAGAATGGTCAAGCTCTGAAGCTAAATCCGGTATTGGATTCAAAACAACCCCAAGCAAACCTAATCGATCAGGATTTAGATCTTTGGCGCGTATTCAAAATGCTTCACCATCTGGTGCGATCTATGAAACTGCTGGCCGACTAAATCCTAATGGCAGATCACAGGCAAAAAGAGTTACATTTAGTGGAACTATACAGAGACGCGATTCCACAGAAACTTGGTCTTACGAAACCAGTGCAGGTAAAAATTATGGTAGGAGTAACAACCCAGAAGCAGGTTCTCTATTTGTTCAGAGCATGAATCAATATAGTCGTATTGTTGATGCTAACAATCAAGTGGGCAGAGGTCGCCGTTCCCGTAAGATGAAGGGTCGCGCAATCTATCGCGCGTGGGCAGAAGATGGCGGCAAAACTACCGCAGCTGTTCTTAAAGCCATTGAAAACTCTAATCTTAAGTTTCAAAGCTACACATTGAAGGCAAAATAATGGCTAGTCCATCAGTAGTAATTGATATTGCGGCCGAGTTTGTTGGCAAAAACGCCTTTGATAAGGCTGGCAAATCTACTCTTAACCTTGAAAAGAATGTTAAGAAGTTAGCCAGTGCTTTAGGTGTAACTTTTAGCACTAGAGCTATAGTCAATTTTTCTAAAGCATCGGTAAAGGCTTTTGCAGAAGATGATGCAGCTATAACTGTTTTGAGTAATAACCTTAAAAACTTAGGCTTGGCTTATCAGTCTGTTAATGCAGAAAACTTTATAAGCAAATTAGAAGAGCAATCAGGTATTTTAGATGATTCGTTAAGACCAGCCTATGCAAAGTTATCAAAGGTAACTGTTTCAACTACTAAGACCCAGGAGTTAATGGCCTTAGCAGTCGATCTGGCCAGGGCTAATGGCCTAGAATTTTCAGCCGTAATTAACACTTTATCTCGTGCCTATGTAGGCAACTACAAAGGGTTAAAACAATTAAACACAGGCTTAACCGATGCAGAACTAGCCACTAAAGACTTTGCCGAAATACAGGCAATACTTATTAAACAAAGCCAAGGGGCAGGTAAGGCATACATTGAGACCTTTGCCGGATCTATAGATAAATTGTCCGTTGCATCGGCTAATGCCAAAGAGGTTATAGGCGAAGGCCTAGTAGATTTATTTGCAGACATGGCAGGTAATGGCGACATCAATACTGCTACTGCTAATGTTAATAAGTTTGCCACAGCCGTTAGCGGTCTGTTAAAAGACGTTAGTGAATACAACCTTGCTGACTTTGTTAGTGCGTTTGTAACCGGAAACATTACCGAAAGCACAGCCTCTAAGTTAGTTAAAAGACCATCTGCCCGTAGATTCTTTACAGGTGGTTCAGGAGTATCTTCAGAAGTATTAGCCGCAAGAAAAGCCGCCGCAGCCGCAGCCGCAAAGTTAAAAGCAGAAAAGGCCGCTGCCGCTGCAAAGATCGCAGCTGATAAGAAGGCTGCCGCTAATAAGGCAATACTTGCCAAAGCAGAGTCAATCTTTAATATGGATCAGATCCAGATCGAGGCTGCCCTAAAGGGTAAGATTTCAGCTGATGAGAAATTACGCCTAGAGTTACAGCGAGCAATTCTTAACGAGGACTTTGACCTAGCCGATAAGTTACAGAAGAAGCTAGAAGCCTCACAGAAAGCCACTGCAGCCCTACAGGGGCAGATCAATGCAATTAAGCCAGCCTATGATCCCTTTGAAGAATGGATCAAGTCTCTCAAAGAGATTGGCGAGACTTTAACTAAGATCCTTGGAATGCCAGTTAATACATCGTCATCGATGCTTAACCCTAATCAGCCAATCGTTGCTCAACAAGATCCTAACTCTACTATCCAGCCAAAGACCAACGTTGATCCAATCCCAGTGGTTGTAATTCCAGACCCATCAACGCCTGTAATGCCTACGACTAATATGCCTACTCCTACTCCTGGTGGCTTTGGCTTCTCATTGCCTAGTTACATTACAAGTGGCGCAAACTTTGCCGGTGGCGCATACACTCCACCAGCACCAGCACCTATAACAATTATTGTAGAAGGCTCAATATTAGATGGTGATGATTTTAGTGAGATTGTAAATAAGGCAACCCTTAACGCTTATCGTAGAGGTTTAAGTCAGTTACCTGCTGGGGCGTTACCATGACCGCACCGGTAATTAATGCCGTTCTCAATTTCAGCACAGGGCCATCTTTCACGCAAGCCTTTATTCTAGATTCAGGCATATTAGGCACTAACGTATTGGCAGACTCAGCATCTTTAATTGTAGATGTGAGTAACGTAATCGATACGATTACAACTAGGCGCGGTCGATCAGCACAAGCTGATGAGTTTCAGACAGGTACTCTTACCTTACGCATCATTGACCAGAATGGTGACTTTAACCCTCAGAACCCAAGTAGCCCCTACTTTGGGAATCTAACGCCTATGCGCAAGGTAGCAATATCGGCTACCTATGATGATGTTGTATATCCTATCTTTTCTGGGTTTATTACCTCTTACACAACTCAAACCCCACGCACTGCCAACGATGTTGCTTATACAACTATCACAGCCGTTGATGCCTTTAGACTGGCACAGAATGCCCAAATCAGCACTGTGACAGGTGCGGTTGCTCAACTATCTGGCACACGTGTAAATAAACTTCTTGACCAAATTGCATGGCCTACAACCATGCGTGATGTCGATGCAGGACTAACTACCTTGCAAGCCGACCCTGGCACTGCTCGCACTACCTTGGCTGCTTTAACTACTGTAGCCAATAGCGAGTACGGCGCAATCTACGTAGGCAAGAATGGCTATTTCGTGTTCCAAGATAGAACTGTCACAGCTGGCAGCGTAGGCGGTACGCCTGTTGTATTTAACGATAACGGCACAGATATTGGGTACTCCAATGCCGTCTGGCGTCTAGACGATACTTTGGTATTTAACCAAGCCAACGTAACCCGTACAGGCGGCACAGTTCAATCAGCCTCAAACCAAGCCAGCATTGACAAGTATTTTGCTCATACTTATAACCAGCAAGATCTACTAATGGCTACTGATGCCGATGCTCTCAACTACGCCAAAGCCTACGTTGCAAGCCGAGCCGAGACCAGTATCCGATGCGATGCGATTGAGCTAGACCTATACACAGATAACTATGATGCTGGCATTACAGCTGCGTTAGACCTAGATTTCTTTGATCCGGTAACTGTCACCACTAATCAGCCAGGCAGTTCGACCTTAACTAAAACCCTACAAGTTTTTGGCATTGAACATAACATCAGGCCAGATAGATGGCGCACGACTTTCACCACACTTGAACCTATAATAGATTCATTTATATTAAACTCAACCATATCTGGCATACTTGGTACGTCAGTATTAAGTTACTAAGGAGATAAGAAAATGGCCGTAGGCTTTCCAGCAAAAACGAACTTCGCTACTGGCGATGTTCTTACCGCAACCAATGTCAATGACATTACAGGTACGTTGAACCTGTTGCAAGAAACCCTTTACCCAGCAGGGCGTAACAAAATTATTAACGGCGACATGAACATTTGGCAGCGTGGCACAAGTTTCACTGCAATCAACGGATATTCATCTGATCGCTGGTATTTTTCAAGCTCGGCAGGTAGAACTAATACACGCCAAGCCTCTGCCTTAACTGGTTTTACTTACTGCCAGCGTTACCAGCGAGATTCTGGTAATGCTGTAACTACTGCTTTTTCAATTAGACAAAATCTTGAAACTATAAACTCAATTCCTTTTGCTGGTCAGACTGTAACTTTTTCTTTTTACGCAAGAGCTGGTGCAAACTATTCTCCTACCTCAGGTGCGTTGGTTGCTCAACTTAAAAGCGGCACAGGCACAGACCAAAACTCAGCTTCTGGTTACACAGGCGAAGTAAATGTTATTAATCAAACAGCCACACTTACAACCTCTTGGCAAAGATTTAGTTACACAGCCACAATCGGTTCAACTGCCACAGAACTTTCACCTGTATTTATTGCTATCCCAACTGGTACTGCTGGTGCAGCTGATTACTTTGAAATTACTGGAGTGCAACTAGAAGCTGGTTCAACCGCTTCACCTTTCCAAACCGCAAGCGGTTCGATCGGTGGAGAATTGGCCTTATGCCAGCGGTATTATTATCGAGCCAATGCTTTAACTTCAACGGGCGATCTTGCTCAAGGGCAAGTTACAAGTGTTACAAACGTTAATTGCGTTTTAGAATTACCCGTCACAATGCGAATAGCAGCGGGAACAATAGATTACCCAGCCATGTCTAACTTCGTCATAAGTGACGCAACTTCTACGGCTAATCCAACTTCGATAACTTTAAATCAAGCGACTAGCAATAACGTTTCTCTAAGCGTTGTCTATCTTGCTTTCACGATTGGTCGAATCGGCAGACTTTACGCAAACGGAACTACTAGCGCCTATATTGGAGTGAGTGCAGAACTATGACAAAAATCGAATACATAACAGATGAAAACAAAGTAGAGCACGTTGTAATAGATAACGGCAACGGCACTTTTACGTCAATGTCTAAAGCAGCCTATGACGAACAGCAAGCGGCAAATGAAGCCCAAGCTAAGTAAGTCTGCAATTCAGTTAAGGGAACAGATTGACGATACCTTCCCAGATCGAGATCGATCTTCTGATGGTTGGATCGGCGACACACGACACTCTGCGCGTAAGTCAGATCATAATCCAGATGCTCTCGGCTGGGTACGTGCCATCGATGTCGATCGAGATCTATCGGGTAAAGCTAAACCTGACCTCATGCCAGATCTTGCGGATCAGATTCGCCTCTTTGCAAAGCGTGATGCTGCAAAGCGCATCAGCTACATCATCTTTGACGGCCAAATCGCCTCACCTATCCTTAAATGGAAGTGGCGTAAATACACCGGCATCAACAAACACAATCATCACTGCCATATCTCATTTACGAAAGAAGCTGACAATGTTGGTGAGTTTCTTCAAATACCTATGATCGGGGGATCATCATGAAAGATCTACAGAACGCATTAGGCTCATGGGGCAGAGCATTCCTAGTTGCAATCATTTCAATGTATGCAGCTGGAGTTACAGAACCAAAGGCTTTAATCGCTGCAGGTGTGGCATCAATTATCCCTCCAGTCTTGCGATACCTTGATCCCAAAGACACCCTTGGAAGAAAATGACACAGGGCGAGTTCTTTCAGCTCTATATTGCCACCATTGCAGTCATGGGTGGATTGGCTGGCTTTGTAATCACAC